AGTCATATCACTGGATGCTATCATCCAAGTTGGATCCCACGGTCCATTCTCAGTGTAAAAAACTCCCCAGTGGTTTGATGGGTTTTGGCCACCTTTTGTTCTAGCAGCAACAAGTGTTTTATTTGTTGACCCATCTCTGGTAAATGCTGCAATTAAACCGATAGTATCATTATCACCGGCAGCATCCGATCTAACATTTGCTGTAAATACATAATCATTATATTTGTCAGGTGAAACAAATCCACCGCCTGCTGATGTGTTTGTAGGCTGAACAATTCTTGTTGGATTCTGTGATAATGTCCAATCTGCTGCTTGCCCACCCGGTGTTGTTCCACCCGGATAATATCCAGATCCATCAAATCTATCCCATGAATTGAAAACATCTGCTTGTGATGGTGGAGATATAACTTGAGTTGCTGCCAATGCTTCGTCTGCATCCCAGTATACAAGAGATGGCTTTTCTGGCAATGGAGTAATAGTTATGTATGCTTTACCCGTTTCTGTCTCTGTTCCGTTAGTAACAGTATAATCAAAACTTGCAGGTTGACCAGAAAGACCGGTAGAATTAAATTCTATTGTTCCAGTTGCGAGTGATACTGTGCCACCAACTGGATTACTGACTCCAGTAACAGTTAATGCTCTTCCCTGTCCATCTATATCATTATTAGATAAATTAGATGCTGATGTTAGAAGTGTTTCGCCTTGGCGCACACTTAACGTATCAGGTATAGTAATAATTGGAGGTATTGCAAGAACTGTCATACTAATTGTTCCAGTCTCATTTATATTAGAACTATTACGAACGGTATATGAAAATCCTGCTGCATCAATGCCTAGTTCACCACTAGTAGATGTGAATTCTACATTAGATCCATTTAATACAACTGTTCCGTTAATAGGAGATTGCACTGATATTAATGTTAATTGATCAAGGTTTCCACTCCATTCGTCTATGCTGCCTGCTAAAATAGAAGCAACTGGTATAATTGTAGAATATGTCGTTATTACTTCAAATGTATTATTTGCTAATAATATTCTATAATTTGAAAGTCCGTAAAAATCTGCAAAACTTATTTCATCGCCCGGAGATTTACCCACCAAGTCTCCCATAACATTTACTAAATCAGTTAAAGTTATGTTATTCAAATTTGCAATGTCTACTGGTAATCGACTACTAAATTCTTCTACAATATCTGCTACTGAAATTTTTCCACTATTCTGTATTGGCATTATTAATTACCTTTCAGTTTTTCCACTTCGTCTTTTAACTCTTTGATAGCCTCTATTAATAATGGAACTAGTTTTTCGTATTGAACTGTTTTATAGTCAGTTTCACCATCTAAACTAATAGGAGCAGTTTTAACCACCTCTGGAAGTATCGCTTCCACTTCCTGTGCACTAACACCTACTTGTCTTTCATCTGTGTTATATCCAAATTCAGCCGCTACATCATTTCCTTTATAGTAATATCCGTTAATTTTATCTAATTTGTCCAATGCACCGTCTATTTTACCGTCAAAATCTTTTAATCTTTCATCAGAATAGAATGCAGTTATATCACCTGTTGCAGCAATTTCACCAACGACATGTAACTTCTTCTCAGGATTAACAGTACCTATACCTAGCCTACCATTCTCATCAACAATAGCTTGTACCTCTCCTAATGTTACAAATGATATATTATCCTGCGCAACGTCAGTAAAACCGGTAGTTGCACCCAGTCCAATTCCGGTACTAGTGCTACCCATTTCACCAATTGCTTCAATAAAATTTGTATAAGTCCAGTCTACTGCAAGAAAAGATTCTCCTGCTTTTGGAGATTGACCTTGAAAGTGACTTTCACTAGTAACATTTGTATTTCCTATATCTAAATTACCACCAATAGACATTGAAGTTGTAGTGATCGACCCCATGTCTGTTACCATTTGGAGATTCATCGGCGGTCCTACTGGACCTTGTGGTCCTACTGGTCCAATCAATGTTTCTAACCATGCAGTTACTGTTCCAACAAAACCTTGTTCAATCGCAACTTGATAGGCTGATTTGCCGTCATTGCCAACTAGACCCGGAGATAAATCTATCCATGCTCCATTTGTTTCAGAATATACGTATGATCTACCAGTAGTTAATGTGTCATACCATATAAATCCATCACGTAAATTTGAAGTGGGTGCATTATCGGATAATATTACTGCAGATCCATGATACGTTAATAATCCGGTAGTGTCATCATATCTTAGTTCATCACTATTTGCGCCTATGCCAATAGATTGTCTAGCACGTGCTGTCGTAAAATAAAGATTACTTATACCTTCATTTAAATCATCTGTTGTATGGGGGATTGGTCTATAAACGTTACCGTCGTTTGTGAATTCCCATATATCTGTAGTTTCATTCCATTTTACTTGTGAATTAGGTAAAGAACCTCTGTTGACTTCAATTCCTGTATCTTCAGTTGGTGAGGAACCAGCATAATTACTATTCAATGTAATAATATTATCAGCGAGTAGAATTTCTTCAGTATTAATGGTAGTAGTAGTTCCAGTAACTGTTAAATCACCAGATATAATAGTTGAACCAGAAATATTTACGTCACCTGCAATATTAGTATCACCGGTAGAATAATCAACTGTTAATTGGTTTAACCCATAGCCGAATAACATATCTCCATTATTGTCAAGTCTCATTCGATGTACGGCGGCAGTATAAAAATCAAGTTGATTATTATCTACTCCAGGTGAAGTTTCAGGTATAATGTATGTATTTTTGTCCGCATCTTGAGTTGCACTAAGTGATCCCCAAGTACTTCCATCATAGCCCTCAAAAGTTTCAGCTACTGTATTATAACGAATTTGTCCTTGTTCTGCATTAATAGGTACACCAGTTTCACCAGGGCGTTGTAAACTAGTGCCAACTGGTATTCGTAATGCATTAGAACTCACTATACTTGTATAATCTTGTATAGTAGTAATTCCAGTAGCAGTTTCAACTACAAAATTTCCTTGTCCAACATTTAAAGTTGTTCCATTAAATTTAAGATTTACATCATCTTCTAATTCGCCGTTCGTGCCCACAATAACAATTCTATTATTTGTCAAATCTTCTACATTTGCACTTGCAAATGTACCCTGACTATCAACATCTAATGTTCCCACTATTTGTGTATTGCCCGTTGTTCTACTTACAGTGAAATTTCCTTGCCCAATATTAAATGATGACCCATCAAATGTAAAGTTAGCGTCATCTTCTAATTCGCCATTAATACCGACTATGACGATTCTATTATTTGTCAAGTCTAACACGTTTAAACTTGCTAAACTTGTTTGTCCGGCAGAATAAAAGTCTCCAGTTGCTACATCTACTGTGAAATTACCTTGTCCTATATCGAATGTGACACCATCCATAGTAAAGTTAGCATCGTCTTCTAACTCACCGTCAATGCCCGCTATCGTAATTCTATTATTTGTTAAATCTTTTATATTAGCGGACTCGGCAGTTAACTGTCCTGCTATATATGTATCTCCTGTTGGTCTGTTGACTGTGAAATTTCCTAGTCCAACATTAAAATCTATACCATCGAATGTAAAATTTACATCATCTTCTAGTTCACCATTTGTGCCGACTATAACAATTCTATCATTTGTTAAATCTTCAACATTGACACTTGCTAAAGTTGATTGTCCATCTACATGTAATGTTCCATTAATTAGTGCATCACCTGTGGCGGTAAAATCTTTTACTATTAGATCAGTGCCGCGGGTACTCCAACTATCTAATGTTTCATCCCAAACAAAAAATACATTGTCTTCATCGCCGCGAAATATTTCAAATCCTACGTCTTCGGTAGGGACACCAGTATGGTCATAGTTCATACCTACAATGGGATCCGCAATAAATAAATCTGTCGTATCAATAGTAGTTACGGTTCCGTTAACATCAAGATTTCCTTGAATGATAACATCTCTATTTACCTTTAAATCTCTATTAATCTGAACATCTACTTCTGCAATTACTCTTTCGCCACTTAGAAATAATCTATCACCAAATTTAATTTGTTCTGCCATGCTAATCTTCCAATAATATACGTTGTATGATTGTATTTATCAGTTATAGAACATAAAAAAACCCGGGAGTAACTCCCGGGTTTTAGTTGTTATATTATCTAAATGTATTAGATGAATGCTAGGTTTGATACAGCGATTTTTGAAACGTAATCTGCTGCGTTGCCTAGTGATGATGCTGTGTTTGTTAGCTCAACGTAACCGTAGCGTGTCATGAATGATACTACTGGCTCGAATGATGCTGGATCAACAACAACGCCTGATGACATTAGTGGTACATATGGGCAATAGAATGCTGCTGCATCGATTTCGCCTTGGCCTTTGTAGCCGATTAGTACTGGTGCTGTGTCTGCTGCATATGTGTTTACATAGATGCGCATTGTACCATTTAGAGTACCAACGAATTTTGTATTTGTTGGTGCTTCGAATGTACCTTCTGTTGTACGTGCAAATGCTGATGTAGTTGCTGACTGTAGCACTGTTAGTGCTGCTGGTGATACAACTGCCCAGTTCGCTGCACCGCGGCGTGTGCGCTGTGCTACTAGGTTTGCTTGCTGGTTGATTAGCGTTGCTAGAACGGCATGCTTATCACCAACAAATGTTGGTGTACCTGTGAACGACTGTGACATGTCAAATGCTGCGCCTTGTGTCGCAAGATTTTCTAGTGAACCTAGAACTTCTTGATCGATTTCAGCAGTGATTTCCATAGCAAGTGCTGCCATGATTTCTGCTTCGATGTCTAGACCGTGCATTGCGTTTGCGTCTTGTGCCGCTTCGAATGTCCAACGTGCTGATAGTTTGCGTGTTTTTGCTTCTACTGTCTGCTTTAGGACTTGGATTGACATACGGTTGCCCGCTTCGCCTTCCATTGATGCTGTTGCTGCTGGTGCGCCGTTTGCGTCACCTGAGTAGTTCTTTGCAATATCAAATGGTGATAGTGCTTCCGCGCCTGCTGTTACGCCTGCTGCTGTGTCTGAATAACGAACACGTAGCGTGTGGATTTGACCTACTGGACCTGTCATTGGCTGAACGCCGATGATTTCGTTTGCAATAACTGTTGGCATAACACGGCGAATAACTGGTAGGATCACTTTGTTTAGTGTCGCAATGTTACCTGACTGTGTTGCGCCGGCTGTTGCTGACTCGTTAAGAGCAACTTTTGTATTTTCTAGAACTGATGACATTACGTCACGCTTTGTTCCTTCTAGACCTTCTAGAAGTGCTTCACGTGTTGTGTCCCAGTTGTTACCTTCAAAAAGATTATCCATCTCTTTATCTCCTGTAATAAGTGTTTATAGTCCTGCTAATTTCTTTAGCACAACAATATTAGCATCGTCACTTGATGGCGCTTGTGTATCAACAGATACTCCACGGTCACCAGTATGTTCTGTAACTTTGCTTTCAGTTAGGGTTGTTTTTGTTTCTGCTTGCGCAGTAACATTTTCATTTAAAACTGCTGGTAGATACTTCTTAAAAGCAGCCTTTAGTTTTGAAGTTTTTACTGATTCCAATAGATCAGACATTACTCTGCGTTTCTCGCCTGCTAATGGTGACAATAGAGAATCCATCTCAGTCTTACGAGATATGCGATCTTCCATTACACGCTGCTTGCGTGATGCTTCAGTAATAGCTGCTTCTTTATCAGCAATCATTTCTTCTAGTTCTGCAACTTTTTGCGCAGATTCGTTTAGTTTACCGTTCATTTTTGCTACTTCAGTGCCCTCATTCAATTGTGATGACATGAATTCGCCAGCAAATGCTTCAAACAACTTACGACCAAATTCGTTTTCTTTGGCTGCAGTAATGTCTTCTTTAAGTGCTGTTAGTTCTGAACGTAGAGCATTAGAAATTGTATTTTCTACTAACTCTGCTGAACGTTTAACAAATGACTCTTTTGTTTTCAAAAGTAGTTCTTTGCCTTCTGCTACCATGCGTACTTTAGTTTCTACTAATTCACGCTTGTCATTGTGGAACTCTGCTAATTCACGTGCAAGTTGTTTTGTAACAAACTCTTTAGTTTTATCTAAATTTTCTGCTACTTTTGTACGATCATCACGTAGTTCTTTGACTTCGGTTGCAAGTTGAGAAGTAATGAATTTTTCAAGGATTTTAGCGTGTTCAGAAATTGCTTTCTTATACTTAACTCGTTCTGCGATTAGAGTTTCGCGATCTTCTTTAAATTCTTCCATTTCAGCACGGATTGCTGTTTCCAACATATTATCCATTGCTTCAACGATAACACCTTTATCGTGTTCGAATTTCTGTGCGAATTCTTCACGCAACTCGGCTGTAATTTCCTCTCTTGCTTCATTTAGTTTTGCTTCCATAGCCTCAGTAATAGCGGCACCAGCCTCTTCGGATAGTGCGCCGGACTCTAGAAGGTTAGCAAGGATTTCGTTTGCCATTGTTGCTTCTCCTGTTAAAGTTTCAATTCACGAATGAATTTAACAATTTGTTCTGATAAGTGCTGTTGCGCAGCCTTATCACTGTGTGCATGTTGTGCGAGTTTCCAAGCTTGGTAACCGCCTTTCATGTTCATCAATCCCTCGTAGATCGCCTTCGGGTACGCCTCAGGTGCACTCGGTTGCGCTACGATATCTACTGTGACAATTTCGAAGTTTTTCACATTTCCACTGTTATCAACTTCACCAGAACCTCTTGATGAGACACCCAAAGTAGCGCCTGATTCGATTAATGTTCTAATGATGTTACCCATGGGTGTAGGAACAATTTTCAATTTGCCATAGCCGTTGGGACCATCCATCCACATATTCTCAATCATATGAGATACACGGTCAACATTTACTGTTAACTCTGGTGGGTGGTCACATTCTCCAAGAACTGGAAAGCCTTCAGAAATTTTCTTCTGGACACTTTCCACTGCTCTTGAGATTTCAGAAACTGGATAAACACGTTGGTTAGCATTTTTAACGCCGCCTTGGACGAAAATGCCTTCCATGAACATACTCTTTTCACCATTTTCATTCTCAACGATGCGTGATTGTACACCCGCTTGATTATGAGATAGCGTTTCAATAAGTATTGTCATTGTATTTCTCCTGATCTCTGTGGATTACTTTGCAGGTTTCATTGCCGGTGCAGATTTATTACCTGACACGTTAACGTTGCCTGTATTCATATCTTTTGCTGCTTCACCTGTGCCGCCTGATGTGTTGCCATCATTTGTTTTTACTGGTGCTGCATTTGAATCATCGCCTGGACGCTTTGCGTTTGCATTGACTGTTGATGCTACGTTATCGCCATCATCACCTTCTGATGCTGATACCGGGGTAACATATTCGTTCAACTCTTCATCGTCTACTGACTCTTCTAAGTCTTCATCGTCTGATTCTTCTAGTTCTAGTTCGAATGATTCGTCCATATCTTCATCTGAATCGTCTTCCATGTCCATGTCCATGTCATCTTCTTCATCTGCGTCATCGCCTGCCATAATTTTTTCAAACTCGGCTTCAAGGTCTGCTAATGCACCCTCTAGATCATCAACGCGTGATTCAACATCATCATCTGAGCCTGCATCATCATCACCCATTTCTAGATCATCTAATGCTTCGTCGTCATCCATTTCATCTTCGTCATAAAATTCTTCAGATTCAATTTCTTCTGCATCTGATTCAATTTCTGAAGTTACATCGTCATCTTCTTCAAACGATTCGTCTAGTTCTTCTTCAGACTCGTCTAGGTCCTCAAGGTCTTCTTCTACAACTTCATCACTTTCGTTCAAAAGTTCCTCGTGGATTTGACGAGCATTTTCTACGATAAAATCATGTAGTAGCTCTTCTGCTGCTGCACGTTCTTCGTTGATAAGAAGTTCTAGGACTTGTTCTAGTTTGCTTCTTGACATATTAAGTCTCCTTATCTTAAATTAAGCCACGCCAAAATAATAGTGGCAAGGTTGTAGAAACACTCCTGTTTCAAAAGTATTTATAACTAAATTTTTTTTTGTTAGGTAAATAGCAAAAAAACGGCTATTTTTAGCCGTTTTTTTGTCGTAGAGATATTTAGTTCACTTTATATAGTTTTAACATACAATATAATTAAATTTTATAGTTCTGGCGTTTCACTGTCAGAAGATCCACCATATTGTGTTTTTATCTGCATAGACTTATGTAATTTCTCATAATTACGATGATCCCGTATCTTTCTAAGTTTAGAAAGTTGTCTTAAAGTCAGCCTAATAGTTCGGGTGTCGCTTAATTTAGCAACAATCGACTTATCTTCTTCTGGTGAATAATTTTCTGTTAGTTCAATATATCTCATAATACTATTTATGCTTCTGTGTCGGTTTCTGCATTTTCTGAGCCATCTATAACCGAACCATCCTCAGTAGTATCATCCAGATCATCAATGTCATCAAAATCATTTTGATTAAAGTTATCTTCCGTCGGAACTGAACCTATATCTTTCATACCAAACCCTGCGTCACCCTTGTCTAAATCATTTTCTTCACGCCACATACGCTCATTTTCTAAGATTTCATCTTTGGATAATCCTAAGAAACGTTCAAGTGCAAATCTCTTACTAATGTAATCAGCACCTTCAATACTAGAAAACACATTCATTGCAACCTGATCAACTTCTGCCTGACGGAATTTGCCAAAGTTTTGAGGATCATTGAATTTTATATTGAATAACGAACTATCAACTTGAACACCACGATGTTTTAAAAACATTTTAAATTCATTATCAAATTCTTCTACAATTAATGCTTGAATTCGTTCACAAAACTTTGTAAATCTAAATTCTTCAATCATTGCAGTGCCTACACGACCATCATTGTAAATACCACTATCTGCACCTTGTCCCATGTATGATGTCGGAACACGCAATCCACGCATCAACTTGTCATTAAAATATTTCAGATCATCGATCTGTCCTAAGTTCTCACCACCAGGAAGAGTTTCAACTTTAGACCCACGACCTTCAGCAGTTTGTGCAAAGAAATAATCTTCCATAATCGATAACGGATTATATGCACTATCAGTTATATTTTGACCACCGCCTGTCTTAGATGGAATACGTCTTTGATGTATATCACCTTTAATACGTTCAAGATGTGCACGGGCTTTATGTGTTGGCATTGAGCCAACATCGATGTAGAAAACACGGCGTTCGGGCGCACGTTGCACACGATAGATTAATATAGCATCTTCAAGTAATTCTTTTTGTTTGTATACTTTAAAAATTGGCTCCAATATTGAATTACCAAACGGCCAAAACCCATCAACACCCTCACTTAGTGAAATATGAATAACATGATTTGCATCAACAGGAGTAGATTTTTGCTCATTCGCATATCGTGCACCAGCACCACCACTATAACCCTGCATAGTATTGCCATTCAACGATGGTGCACCCATTGAACCTACACCATGATTTGTTAATTTACTTTGATCCGCTGTAACATTCATACTTTCGATATTAATATCCATATCTTTAATATAGTATGCTTCTACCTTCTTGCCTTTGCCTTCATTAACAATTACTTTATCAACTTTTGCAGGATCAACCCAAAACAATTTATATGTTTCTGGATCACGTACAAACATTTGATCTCCGTATTTTATTGCATTTCTAAAAATACGAAATATTCTTTTATTCATATTATTCAAACTTACCCATTGTCTAAGTGTACGTTCAATTACATCACTTTCACTTTCAGTGGGATCGTCGTTGAAATTTATGGCGAATGGAATATTACTTTGCTCATTCTTTAGTGTTGAGAATTCTGCAATAATATCAAGTGCAGCATTAACTTCACTATCTAAGTCCATTTGATCATACTGTCCATATCTCTGGACACGATTTGGCTGACCTTGATAAACTTCTGGCAACCAACTACTATATCGTTTATTGGAAGCATCACCGCCATTGTCCGTATTAGATGATGTGTCACGTTGTGGTAGACCATCATATGTTTTAAAATATTTTTTCCAAGTTGCCATTTTTGCTTCCTATAATTTTTTATTATAACATAGTATTTAACATATGTCAATAGTATTAGTTAATTTAATGCTTTAACAAGTCCTCGTAGTTCTGTAACCAATCTACTAATATCATTGTTGTACACTTTTTCTTCTGAAGTTAGATCACGCTTAGAAGGCGAAGTGAGTGGGTTTATGTTTTCTGTAGATTTTTTCGAGTCTTCTAATGCTTTAAGTAACTTCTTAAAAATTTCTAAATCACCATCATTTTTAATTTGCTTTAAGGTTTCGATTGTTTCTGCACGATTACTTTCTAATGACCCTGAGTTTTTTAATAGTTTTTCTATGCTGCTTTGTCTGCTAAAGTCAAATTTTGCAATAGTGGTAGAAAATTTATCCTGTATCTGCTGAGTGTTGTCTTTTCTTATCTCAGATAGTACTTCTTCTGCATTGCTATGATCTGTGCTCATCATCGTCGATGATACTGTTGCAGATCCAATCGTCGATAATGCTTCATTTTGATATGTGGTGTTTAGAATTTTGTCAATTTTTTTAGATAATAATTTTTTATCAGATTCGTCGTTCATTTCATCTGATGAATCTTTGTCATCTCTGTTCGTTTTTTCTGCGTTGGCAGCACCTACGACATCCATCGCCGCCACCG